ATTTTAATAAGTTTTGCTTATTATCTATATAGAGATTGATTTTTGTAATTTTGTCGATCATTTTCACTCACTGGTGAAATTGGTCATGATTTTTGTTTGGTTTCTGTTCGGTTATTTTAATAGTCTGTCTAAAACCGAACAAATCATTTTCGCAACTTCACGAAATTGATCATGATTTTTGTTTGGTTAATAGCAAAAAACACCCACTTAGAAGTGAATTATAACGAATATTATAGAGTTTTTAACTATAGCCCAAAGAGGTCATGCTTCATTTTTGCAAATTGAGCCAAGCCAATAGGATTAATATTGGCTTGAATATCCTGTTCGGTTTTTATCCGCTTGATTGACTCTTGTAATTCTCTAGCTTTCTCGATCGCACAATAGATAATAGATCTCATCATCCTAAGAGTCTTCTCGATATTTTCGCAAGACCAAATCTTAGCAAAAAAGCGTTCAGGGTTGCGCTTTTTAGCGGCGACTTTAATCGACTCTTCAAATTCCTTCTTATATCTTATTTGCCTATTCCTAAACATTGGCAAGAATTTATCGTTTTTTATTAATTTTGAGGCACGGACACCTAGACGTGCTCTCATTACTGATATTCTCTTATTGTCCAACATAATGAACAACCTCCAAAATAAACCATTATTATTTTGGGGAAACAAAAACCCTAGCGAAAACTAGGGTAATTGTAAGTGCATAAATTTAATTTGATTATAGCTCAACTAAGTTCAATGTCAATACTTTTTTCTGATTATGTTATAATTCAAGTAGATTTCTACGACCTTTGAGGGCAATTCCTCGGAGGTCTTTTTTATTGGAAACCTATTAAGTGGAGCAATTTATGGATCTGAAAACTAGAATTAACGAACTTGAATCTCTAGTAACAACAAAACTCTTATGTGAACGTACTTTTGATTTTACCAAGCGACGTGTCCGTGAAGAATTTAGTTATAGCGAATTAATGGGTTTAGCGGTTCAGACTATCAATTCGTTAATATTTGATGCCAAAATACCAAGCCTAAGAGCCGTAATAAGAAGAGAGCAAGCGTTCATAGTTTATAGACCACTCGGAAAGATTCTAGCTGAAGTAGGTGTTGTAGGAGAACCTACAGATAATCAGATGTTAAGGCGACCTAAAATTATTATCTTCGGAAAGAAAGGGGTAGGATTGCGAAATAGAAGTATTGAGGCATTGATAAGTGAACTGAATAGTAGAAATGTTAATACAAGACGAATCCAACTAATGGATAGACTTAAAACAAGGAATTAAAAAAATGGAATATGAGATTTTTGTCGAAAAAGATAGTAACGGTCGTGTGATCGTTGATTTTTATGGGTTAGATTTTGACATCACGGATGGATTTGTTAATGGAAAATGTCATAAAGTGATTTTTGGTGACCCGATTGTTTTTGTACTTAAGGGAGCAGAAGTTAAAGATGAGCCTGTGGAAAACTCAAATACTGCTGAAGAACCCCCAGAAACACATGAAGAGGTTTCTGAGCCAGAACATTCTGAAGCTTCTGAAGAAGACCACAATGAGGCTACCGAAGAGCCAGAAAAACACGAAGAACACCCAGAAGAAGCTATCGAGTACTCCCCTGTAGAAACTTCAGGGAATGAGGTTGCCGATGATCATTCTGTAACCAGCGAAGAAGCCCCCACCGAAGAGAAAACTGAAGAAAGTTCCGGAGAAGCTGTATCTGCTCCAGTAGAAAATACAGAGGAAAGTCATCCATCAGATGGTTCTAATAATGAAAATACCCCAATGGAGGAAGATGTGATGGAAGACCATAAAGAAACTGAGCATAATCCAGGAACACAGGAAGGTGAGAATTAAGCAATAAAATGCCTATAAAAAGACAGGAGAACGATTCGGCAAAAAAGGTGGTTGTTTCCAAAGAGGAAACACCCACTAAGGTTTCTGCTTCAAAGAAACCAGTTCGAAAGACTGTCAGAAAAGTTGCAACAAAGAAAGTAGCAAAAGAAAAGAAAGCTAAAGCCGTACAAGTCGGACGGAACTCGGATGGGACTTTCTCCAAAGGAAATAAACTTTCCGTTGGTAATAATGGTGGTCGCCCAACCGAAGATATGTCTTTTCGCCACCAGGTGAAGATTCGTGCTTCAAATGACCCGAATCTCGTGCTCAATGTAATTAATAACTTAATAGCTATTGCCAGTAACCCAGACCACCCGAAGTGTGTAGAGGCTGCTGATAAGCTAATTAAGCTCAATGGGAATTATGACCCAACTGAGACTAAAGATGTTTCGGAAAAAGAAATCTTCAATCCATTTGAAAACTTAACCGAAGGTGAATTAAGGAAGCTTGCAAAATGACCAGAGACGAAGTAATTAAGCTTGGAGCGAAACTAGAGCTTGCTAGACGGCATCTCTATGATTTCTGTCAGGTATTGTTCCCTAATTTCTACAAAGATGAGCGTCCATATCTTAAAGAATTCTGTGAATCTGTGGAAAACTTTATTAATAATAGAGATAAGCGTTTTCTCATCATTAACGCGCCACCGCGTCATGGCAAGTCACTCACGGCTCAATGTCTCACGGCATGGCTTCTTGGACGTAATCCAGCTAGTCGAGTCATGACGGCCTCATACAACGAGGATGTCGCTAGTGTTTTCTCTAAAAATGTCAGAAATACCATCCAAACCGAAAAGATGGGTGAACGTGTCGTTTTTTCCGACATGTTCCCTAAAACCAAAGTTAAATACGGTGATGCGAGCGCTAAGAAATGGACCATAGACGGCCAGAGTCAAATTTCATATTTAGCTACCTCTCCGAACGGTACAGCAACTGGCTTTGGTTGTGATTACCTAATTTGCGACGACCTTATTAAATCGGCTGAGGAAGCGTACAACGAGACAGCACTAGATAACACCTATCAATGGTTCGTAAATACTATGCTATCGAGGCTTGAGGGTCAGAAGAAGTGCATTATCATCATGACTAGATGGTCTTCAAGGGATCTAGCTGGACGTATTATGGATGCGTTCCAAGATGAATGCGAGATTATTAAGTATCACGTTCAGAATGACAAAGGTGAAATGCTCTGTGAAGATATCTTGAGCGAAAAAGACATGAACCTCATCAAGCGTGAAATGAATGTCGACATCTTCGAAGCAAACTATAATCAGACGCCGATAGACATAAAAGGACGATTATACTCAGAATTTAAGGAGTGGGAAAAACTGCCATCGGGCAAGGTTATAAACTTCACTGATACAGCTGACACTGGCTCTGATTTTCTCTGCTCAATTAATGGCATTGTGTTCGAAAAAGAGTTCTATATTAGTGATTTAGTATTTTCAGATGAAGCTATGGAAGTGACTGAGCCTAAGGTCGCGGAACTTTTATTTAGTGGTGCAGTAAATATTTCTCGCATTGAATCTAATAACGGTGGACGTGGATTCGCCAGAAATGTTCAAAGGCTTATGAACGAACGATATAGCTCTAATCGTACCCAGATTGAGAGCGTCCCTCAAACGCATAATAAGGAGTCTCGCATTCTCGCAAGCTCTGCATGGGTGCAAAATCATGTATATATGCCACCTAATTGGAGAACTCGTTTCCCTGAGTTCTACAAACAGGTGATGAGTTACCAGAGGAAAGGCAAGAACGCTCATGATGATGCTCTTGATGTTCTCGCAAGTATTTATGAATTCGTCTGTGGAGATGACAGGAGACCGACATGGGCGTCGAGCAATGAAGAATCACGACTAGATCGTGCAATAAGTTTCTAGGAGGAAGAAAATGAAACGAAAAACTTTTACACTACCAAGAGGAACTCAGTTGACTGGAGACATAATTAAAAAGTTGATTGAGAAGCACAAGAAGTATATTGTTGATTATGCAATATTGGAGTCATATTTTGATAATAACCCTAAAATTAATCGTAAGAAACCAAATGACATTGTGGTTTATCATAATTTTGCTAGATATATCACAACGCTTAATGTTGGTCATTTATTAGGTAATCCAGTACAATATCAAGCTTCGAAAGGTGTGGATATTTCACCCATCCTTGACGTTTATAAAAGCCAAACTATCTCTGATCTTGACTCTGAGATAGGTGAAGATTGTAGTATGTTTGGGCGCGGCTATGAACTAGTTTATCTAGATGACGATGGTAATATTTCTTCTGCAAAACTTGATGTCTATAATACGATCGTTGTCTATGATAATACTTTTCAACATAATAAGTTGTTTGCTATTGCTTATAATCCTGTATTGAATTCATCTGGCAATCCTGCTGCAGACGAGTACGATTTAACTTTCTGGGATGGACTATACGTAACAATAGCCAAGCTCAGTGGGACAGATTTTACTATCACAGAAAAACATGTGCAACATAATATGGGATCTGTACCAGTTATTGAATACGTAAATAACCGTCGTTTTACCGGAGACTACGAATCTGTAATTACTGGTATTGATGCATATAATATTTTGCAATCCGATCGCGTGATTGATCGTGAGAAACTTATTGATGCAATTCTTGTATTTTATGGAGTTAATCTTGAACCAGAAGATAAGGCTAAGCTAAAGAGTGAACGTACCGTTGGTCTTCCTCAGGATGCTAAGGCTGAGTATGTTATTAAGAATATCAACGAGGCTGATGCTGAAGTTTTACGTAAAACCATTGCTGCCGACATTCATAAATTCTCCATGACGCCGGACCTTAGCGATGAGAACTTTGCTGGTAATTCTTCTGGCGTGGCTTTACTTTATAAGCTCTTAGCTTTTGAACAGAACGTAAAGAAGAAAGAACGCTACTTTGAAAAAGGTCTCATGGAACGCTTTAAGCTTTACTCTCACGTACTTCATCTCAAGAGTGAATTATCTAGTGAAATCTCCACCAAGGATGTTGATGCTATCTTTAACCGCAATCTACCAAAGAATGACTATGAGGCAAGCCAAATGATCAATAATCTTCGTGGCATCGTTGACTCTGCTTTACTGGTCAGTCAGTTATCTTTCGTTCGTGATGGTGAGGAAACCGTCAAGCTTGCCAAAGAAGAAACTAAACCTGAATTTAATGATAATTATGCAACTGGGTTACCTAATGTAGATAAAAATAATGCAAATAACGACGAGGATTAATTATGAAAGATCGTCGCGGATTACCCTCGGATGAGTATTGGCGAGAACGTGCTGAAGATAGGTTGACAGAAGCCGAAAAGCTTTCTGTTCCCTATTTAGAGGATATCCACGCGATCTATGATGATGCAAGGTTAAAGATCATTGAAGACATTAAGAATTTATATAAAAACTGCTACAAAGACGACGAGGGATTCGATCAAGAGAAGTTAAGAGTCATTATCCCGAATGGCGACCTCGAACGATTTCATCGAGAGATGAGAAAAGCTGGGCTATCTGAATATCTTCCAGACAACTATAAGGCCCGCATGACAAGGCTTGAATATATCTATGCCGATTGTTGGGCAGAAAGTAAGAAAGCCAGCCTAAAACACCAGCAGATTGAAACTAAGGCCCACAGAGAGACAATAAAGAATGCTTACTATAAAACCATCTATGACACTGGTGTAGGACTTAAAATCAATCCTGCTTTCTCTAGACTAGATAATAGAGCGGTCAATCAAGTACTCAATACTAAGTTTTTAGGTGGTAATTATTCCGAAAGAATATGGAAGAACACGGACAAATTGGCTGATACTCTGAAAGAGGTTATCGGCTCTGCTATCGCTAGAGGTGAGAGTTATTCAAAAACCGCAAGAGGAATTAGGGAGAGGTTCGGCGTTACACAGTATGAGGCTACAAGGTTAGTTCAGACTGAGACTTGTTATTTCCAAAATCAGGCCGAAATTGAAGCCTTAAAAACTATGGGTGTTGAAAAATATAAGTTTATCGCAACACTGGATTCGAAGACTTCCGATATTTGCCGAGAGCATGATAAAAAAATCTACAATGTTGAGGATGCTAAGGCGGGAGAGAACCTCCCTCCGCTTCATCCTAACTGTCGTTCTACAGTCTCTGCTTACCTTGGCGAAGAATACGAGTCTGCAATTAGAATTGCTAGAAATGAAGACGGCGAGAATGAATATGTTGATAACGAGCCGTATGATGAGTGGCTGAAGAAACATACTGGCAGTATGCCAAAAGAAAGACCAGACACCCCGTCGTCTGCAGTTAGTAATATAGTTGGATCCAATGAGCCTATAGGTGTTGAAAAATATAGTGCCACCCCACCTAACGAAGAATTACGCTATTTAAAAGAAGAGTCTGGAATCGAATTCTTAAAAGTTGGCAAGCTGACTGAAAGACTTGATAGCGATCAAATAATAAAGAAAGTTGGAGGAGGAGACAGAACTACTGGCTCATGTGCATCTGTAGCTCTTGCGTATGTTGGGAATAGATTGGGATATGATGTGCTGGACTTTAGGGGAGGCAAGAGTCGAAGCTTCTTTTCTATTAACGCAAAACAAATAATAAAGGAAATCGCTATCATTAGAGAGGGGATTGATGGACATAAGACTGGGTATTCTTTATTAAAGACAATGGTACCAAATAAAGAGTACTATTTTGGAATAGGTAAACATGTTGCGATAGTTAGGCTTAATGATGAATTAAAAAAATGGCAATATCTTGAACTTCAATCCCCTGAAGATAATGGATGGAAAACTTTTACAAAAAGTACGCTCAAAAAACGGTTCGGTTGTCCTAGAACCCAAACAAAATACGGGTTACAAATGCCAATTAAAGGGTATTTGGCAGAAATTAGAGCATTTGAGAGAATAAAAGAATTTCCTGATATACTTGGCTATATTAATACATCACAAAAAAATCAGTTGAAAGGTAAAACTGGGAGGATCTTATAGTGTCAGAAATCGATGGTTATATTGAATGGATGAAAGAAAAACCGGATGATAAGGTTTGGTGGGGAACAATTTTTCATGGCATTTCTGAGGATGATATAAAATCGGGACGAGCTACAGATGATGATATAAATGATTCCATAGGATGGGGGGACCATATTTTTTCTTTCGATAAACATAAAATCTATTGGTTATTTAGAGACTATCCAGATGCCTTAACAAATGAAGAAAAAGAAGCCTTTGATAAAGAAAATCCGTTTTGGAAAAGTTTCTTTAAGAATAGATAACATTAACGTCGTACAATTTTATAATGTCATGTGATATAATCACCATAGATCATCTACGACTTGCATAGGTTCTAGTTGGTCTTTTTTTATTTGAAGATTCACGACCGCTTATGCTGGTCGTTTTTTGATGGAACTAATAAGCCGAGAGGCGATAAATCGAAAGGAATTGTTGTGCCAACACCAATTATCAACAAAGACGAACCAGACAGCAATGACCCAGCTGAAAATCCTGGTGTAGAAAATCAAGGTCAAGAGCCAAAAACTTTCTCTCAAGATGAAGTTAATGAAATTATCTCCAAAAGAGTTAATGAAATTAACGCTAAAAACAGCGAAAAGACGGCTAAAGCTATCGAAAACGCTCTAGCTGACTATGAACGTAAGGCAAAACTTTCTGAAGAGGAAAAGGCTCATGAGGAGCAAGAACGCCTAAAAAGTGAGCTTGCAAGTAAGGAGCGCGACCTGTTAATTCGCGAAAATCGTGCAGAAGCACGCGAAATTTTACAAGAGAAGTCAATGCCTAGCATCTTTGTTGACTACATCGTAGACGAAGACCTCGACAAGACCAAGGAAAATATTAATAAATTCGAAAAGGTTTGGAATGAGGCTGTTGCAGAAGAAGTTAAGAAGAAGCTAATTGGCAAGACGCCAGTTGATCCATCAAGTAGACCTAAACCAGGTGGAGATGGTGGTAAAACTAGCACACGAGAACTTCTCTTTGGCAAGAAAGGATAATATATGCCAATTACATTAGCTGACGTAAGAAATCGCAGCCAAGACACGTTGACTGATTCAGTAATCGACGAATTCAAGACTTCCCCACTTATGAATGACTTAGAGTTTGACAACACTGTCAAGCCTCAAGGTGGAAAATCTCTAACTTATTCATATAACCGCATTACCACCCAGCCTACTGCTGCTGGTCGTGCAATTAATGGTGAATATACTGCCCAAGAAACAAAAACCACCAAGATTTCTACCGATCTTAAAGTTATGGGTGGTGCATATAAAATCGACCGTGTAATCGCTACTAACGAAAAACAAGTTGTTGATGAAGTGGAGTACCAATCGGTGCAAAAAGCAAAGGCAACTATTGCTGAGTTTCATAACCAGATCATCAACGGTGACTCTGGTGTTCGTCCAACCGATTTTGATGGTTTGAACAAAATCTTAACCGGTACTTCTAATGAGATTAATCCAGCTGCCGCTATCGATTTGTCAGACTCTGCAAAAATTAAAGCCAATGGTTCTGCTTTCCGATTTATGCTCAGAAAAGCTTTAGGTAAAATGGGCGGTGCTGCAACGCATATCTTAATGAATGCTGATATGTATGCTGCGTTTCAATCTGTGTTTGATGAAGCTCATGGTCTTACTATTTCACGAGACGAAGCTGGTAATGAAACCGCTAAATTCGGCACTGCGAAGATTGTGATTATGGGTGAAAAACCAGGTAGCAATGATCCGATTATTGAGACTAAGAGTCCAGCTGGAGAAACATCAATTTATGCCATTCGTGCAGCTCTCGATGGCTTTCACGTCGTAACTCCAGAGGGTGATGATATTGTTAAAATTTACCCTCCAGACTTTACCACTCCGGGAGCGGTTAAGTTTGGCGAAGTCGAATTCGTTGGTGCAGCAATCCTCAAATCTACAAAGGCTGCTGTCGTTCTCCGTAAAATTAAAATCGCTTAATTAGAAAGGAAAAGTAAGATGAAAGCAATCATCAAATCACCAGTTAAGGATTACATGGGAGTTTCAGCTTCTGTGGCTTTCGCCGACGGTAAAGCTGAAGCTGATATTAGTGAGTCTCAACTTGATTATTTTGAATCTGCTGGCTATGCGGTGGAAATTCTTGAAGCCCCTAAGGTTGCAAAGAATAAAACTGATGCTAAAGATACTAAAGAAGCTGAGTCTGAACCTGAAGTTAAAACAGAAGGAAAATAAGATGCTAGATAAAGATCAGTTTATCTCGAAGTTAAAAGAGAAGCTCAAAGCGATTAACATTGCTGTTAGTAATACAGATAACAACGCTTTAGTGGATTTTCTAGCTTTTGAGATGGCTGATCGTTTGTCTTTGTATCTTAATCTCACTAACGACAATGAACCTCGTTATGACGAGAGACTAGTATCTATATCAGTTAGGATCGTTTCTTCCTTGCTTCAGGAAGCTAAAGATAAGCTTTCAGGTTCTAGTACTGAAAGTAAGATTCAATCTATCTCAGATAATGGACAAACCATTACATTCTCGAATACTGCTAAAAACTATATTACTACTGCTTCAGATAGTGAATTATTTGGAGGAGTGGCAAATATCTTGAAGCCTTATAGGAGGATTCGTGTTTTTTCCTAAGGTTGCTCAAAACATTATTGCTGATATCTTCTACGACAAGAATATCTACATCCTAGATAAAACTGAATCTATCGATGATGAAGGTGGAGTTGTTAAACAAGAAGATGTGAACTCGAATATTAAGCGCAGTTTTAACGGAAATGTTAAGTTCAACGAACTTGGAGCAGTTCAGAATGAAATGGGCCTTGTCGAGAAGATTGATATTAGTATCACTTGTAGCACTTCTGTGGAGATTGAATTAGACGATTTAATCAAAGTAGGAGAAGTGATCTACCAAGTAACTAAAGTTCTTCCCTTTGACTCACACAAACTCATTACGGGGGTGAAATGGCGAGCGTAACAATTAACGTTACTGGTATCCGAGAGCTTCAATCCAAACTTGATAAGTCAGTAGTAATTAAGAATCTAATTAGGGGCGTAAACCGTGCATCAGCGATTCTGGAACAAAAGACTAAACCTTTGATTCCAGAAAATAAGTACAAGCACGGAGGTAAACTGCGAGGCGCTCTTACTGTGATTCCAGCTGAACTTAAAGGTTCTGAGATTGTCGGGGGGATTATGAACCCAACCGAATACGCAATGTATGTTGAGTATGGTGTCGGTAGAGAGGCCGTAGGTACTCATCCGGAAGGTAAAGATATGACCTACCGTATGACACCTTGGGTTTATCCTCTAGAGACCAAAAAGGGGCTGAGGTTTATAAAAACCAATGGTTACCCTGCAAGAGCTCCTATGTATCGTGGCTTTAAAGAATCAGAAGCTGATATTAAAAAGCAGATTGAAGAAGCTATCTCAGCAAGTCTAGGGAGGAAATAATGTATCAGCCAAAAGAAGAGATCTATAAGGCCCTAAAAAGTCTAGGATACGCTTGTCAGCAAGGTTCTCAAGCAATCTTTACCAAAGTTCCCGTAATCACCTTTTGGATTGGCAGTAATAATCCTGAATATAACCTAGAGAACCAGATTGCTAAACAAGAGGTTGAAGTTGTTGTGGATATTTTCACAAACAAGAGTACAGACCTATCCCGCATTCTTAGTGAAGTCGAGGCTAAGATGAGAACGATCAATTATCGACTAGTACATTCAGTGGATGTTCCAAATCCAGAAGGAACGCTTTTCCACTCTAACTGCAGATTTTCTGCAGTAAAGTTCAAATAAGGAATAAAAGTTATGGCCAAAGGCTTAACTATGGGGACTTCCCTAACGCTTATTAAGGCAGGAAGTGAACCAACCAACCTTGTTATTAAAGGTTTGACTTCAATCGGTGAAATCACTGGCGAAAAAGAAGAAGTCGATGTAACCACTCTTGACAGCCCAGATGGTGCTAAAGAATTTCTCTCTGGTGCTGCTGACTGGGGATCGCAAGATCTTGAAGGCTACATGGATGATGATACACAAATTGAGAAAATGCGTGCATTATTCGATAGCGGCATGGTTCGTGATTGGGAGATTTTAACTCCAGGTAAACGCAAAATCGCTTATAAAGCATTCGTCAAGAACTTCACTTATGGTGAGAAGACTGTCGATGGTGTTGATGGCTTTAAATTAACTCTTCGTCTATCTGGCAAGCCAACATTTAGCAAAGTAGCTTAATTTAAGCCCCGGTGGGAGGGCTAAATCCCACATCAGAAATTATTTAATCGAGGTATTTAAAATGGTTCAACTAAATTACAAAGCTTCTAATATTGCTAAGGCAGAAAAAGAGCAAGGGATGAGTTTCTTCGACGCTTTTTCTTCCCTTCAAGATAAGCCATCTATCTCTTCCCTATTATTCTTATTTATTGCTGGTGGTGGAACTACTGAAGAGTTCGACGAGTTATTTAAGAGTGGCATCGATAAGGTCATGCTCGAAGTTATGTCTGGAATCGCTGATGCCGGTTTTTTAGGCAAAACAGTAGATTCGAAGGTTCTCAAGGTAGAGATGGAGAAAGCAATGAAAGAAGCTATGCCTACTTCCGAGACTTCTGGCGAGACCAAGAAAAACTAGCATTCCATATAGGTCTTCATCCTACTGAGTACTGGGAATTAAGTATCGGACAGTTTACAAATTGTTTAGATGGATACAGAGATAGAATCACAGAAAAAGACAAAATGAACCATGCTCTTGGATTATATGTAAGGGCGGCATTCCATGCTAAGACTTATCCAAAAACACCTTTCATGGCTAAAGAAACAACCAGTAGGGTTTTTACGAGATCTGAAGACCTCGATGCGTACATCAATGCGCACATTGAACAGGAGGAACAATAATGGCACATACAGTAGATGAGGTTAACGTCCTAATTAAGGCCCAGACCGAGCAATTCCAGGCAGAGATTGATCGAGTTAATCAGAAGCTCAATAGTATCTCTAAGGCTGCTTCTACGGCTTCTGGCGGCGTTTCCGGCGGTTTTAAGAATATGGGTCTAAAGATGGCCGCTACTGGTGCCGTTATTGGTGTCGTTTCTGCCGTTACGCAAAAAGCTATGGCGGCAATCGCCGCTAGTACTGGTGATGCAATTAAACGCTTTGACACACTCAAGAACTTTCCGCGTGTCATGCAAAACCTCGGGATCTCTACTAAAGATTCACAAGATTCAATTGATTATCTCTCCAAGAAGCTCGAAGGTCTCCCTACCACTCTTGATGCTGCAACTACTGCGGTACAGCGTTTAACTGCTACAAACGGTAACTTGCGCGCCTCCACTGCTATCTATTTAGCACTTAATAACGCTATTTTAGCGGGTGGTGCAGACGCTCAACTACAGGCTTCTGCTATGGAGCAATTACAGCAAGCCTATGCAAAGGGTAAACCAGAGCTACAAGACTGGAAGACTCTTATGCAAGCCATGCCAGCCCAGCTCAAGCAGATTGCTAATGCTATGGGTTATGTAGACTCATCACAGCTTTATAACGCTCTTCAGAACGGTAAAGCCTCTATGGATGACTTCATGCACGCCGTTGTAAAACTTAATAAAGAAGGTATCAATGGTTTAGGTTCATTCGAACAGCAAGCTGCAGGAGCCACTGGTGGTGTTGCTACTTCGTTTATGAATATGCAAAATGCTATTGTGCGTGGCATTACTGCCTGTATGGACGCTATCGGACAATCCAATATTGCTGGTTTCTTCAATGTAGTTAAAGATGTCATTCTAACTGCTTCGAATTACGTAGCAGCGTTCGTTAAGTTAGTTTTAACAGCGATCAATGCTGTGAGAGCTTTATTTGGACTAGGCTCAATCGGCGCTAAAAATGTAGCTTCTTCTGGTGGCCAAGCAGCGAACTCAATGGCAAATGTGGGTAAAGCTGCCCAAGGATCTACAAAAGATATCGGAAATACCACTAAAGCTGCTAAGAAGCTTGCCAAACAGCTTGCTGGTTTTGATGAGATGAACGTGTTGTCTAAACAAGATTCAGGCGGTTCTGGAGGTTCTGGTGGATCAGGAGGAGGTGGAAGCGTAAATCATGACACATCAGGGCTTGGTTTTGATAATTCTGATATCGCCAAAGGGGTTGATAAGGTTAATGCGATATTTGAAAAAATGAAGGAAGGTCTCAAGGGCTTTAATTTTGACAAGATCGGAAAGGCCTTCAAGAGATTTGGAGATGATATAGATAAGTTCATTAGGCCTGCTAAAAAGATCTTGTTTGACGTGTGGGAGAGATTAAAACCATTTATCCACTGGGCTGGGAATGAATTATTGCCTGCGTTCTTAAATACTTTAGGAGGAGCGATTAGGCTGGTAGGGAGAGTACTAGAATCAGTGTGGGGTAATTATCTTAAGCCGTTTGTTGATTCGTTTTTGATCCCGATAGCTAACTTTACTGGGGGGATAATTGTTGGTGTACTAAATGGGATCGGTGATGCTATGAGAGGGTTGGCTGAAAACAAGGGTGTTATTGAGTTCTTCACTGGCATTATTCAATTAGTCACTAATCTTGGAATTGCCTTTGTAGGTTGCAAGGTTGCCATTGAAGCTTTTACTATAGCACAGACGGTATGTGTAACTGCAATGTCTTTCTTTACGAGTACTGCACCAGCTGTGGCAACGACTATGAGTACTTTAATGTTTCAAATTGGAGCGGGAACAAATAGCTTACAGCTGATGTCAACGGCAACTAATCTTGCTGGTTTTTCATGGGTTTCACTTAAGGGGGTATTGAGCGGTATAGCAGGTGCTGTCTTTTCGCCACTCGGCATTGCAATAGCAGGTGTAACTGCCGTAGTCACAGCCTTTCAAGTAGCAACTGAAGCTGAGAAATTAGCAACGGAGCAAGCAAATATAGCAGAAGCCGAGAGGATTGACATCACAAAGATCGCCAATCAAGCTACAAGTGAATATAACTCAGCTATCGAATGGCAAAAGCGATTAAAAGACGATCTATCTAAGGCCACTGGAGACGTAACAAATGCAGAATTAAATCTTTTGGACGCTCAACAACGATCTGCAGATGCTCAAAATACTGCAAATAGAATAGCCAGTACATATGGTATGACAATTGATCAAGCCAAAGCTTATGTAGCCAACCTTGATATTGCTTCTGGTAATTTATCAGAAAAAGACAAAAAGCTTGCAGAGGTGATACTAAAGTTAGACCAAGCGCACCAGCGAGAGAATACTGCGGTTAAGAATTTATCTGATAGTAAAGGGCAACTTAATCAGGTTAATGAAGATGTCGTAAATGCTACATGGAAAGAAGTCATGGCATCTGAAAAATCAAAGATAGCCTCCATGCTTTCGCGTGGCGAATACGATAAGGTGTCAGAATCGCTGCAAAAACTTGCAAGTAAATCTGGCGATTATACCAACCAAAATGGACAGATGGTTACTTTAACTAAAGACAAAATGGCCGATATGGCAAATTATATCGGGGATCAGCTGGCTAGAGTCAATGATGGCAACGGACAGATGTGGAAAAATGTTTGGGATGCTGCTGATTCAACTACTTCCAAACTTAGGGATATTTCAGCCAACGAAATAGTTAATAATGCGTTGAGATCAGGTGAGGGGTTTGGTGATGGTGTTGCCAATGGTATTCGTAATAGTAGATGGAGAATAGAACAAGAAGCAAGATTAAGTGCAGCCGCCGCTAAAAAGGCCTTTAATAATAATCTTGGGATACATTCTCCATCGAGAGTAATGATGAAGTCTGGTGGATGGTTTTCTCAAGGTGTCGCTATTGGCATTTCCGATTCAACTAGAGACGTAATTAAGTCTGTTGCTTCTATGGCAGAATCCGCTAAAAATACTTTTAGTGATTACGATATGAATTTTCATATTCCAGATATTTCTAATCCCAAAATAGGACCATCATATCCTAGCATAGATACACTAGATATAACCAATGCTGGGTCTAACTCTAGTACTCAACCAATTTGCCTCTTATTGAAAGTTGATAGTGAATCGATCCCTATTTCTGTAGAACGGATAACTGACACCATTAATACTATGGCTTTTATGAAAAATCGTAACGTGTTAGAGATTTAAGTCTATTTGAGATTTAGTTGTGATTTTGTTATTAATCTTCCGTTCTGGAATTGAAAAGTTGCAATTCCATTATCAAAATCTTTGCAGGTGTATATCTGCCCACTATATCCAGCAATATTTGATTCTGTAGATAATTCACAATAGTTATCAAATAAAAAGACGTTCTTTACGGAATTAAGACTCATCCCGTTCTTTATCTTGTTATTGAATTTATCCAAAGAAAGTCGATTTGCTTCGTATTTCCTATTACTTTCTTCTTGTTGCTTCCTGAAAGCTATCTCTTTGTCATATTCTTCTTTATAGCCATCTAGTTGATGTATATATAGATCTTTGCAGGTAGATTCATTTACAGACTCAAGATTAGCGACGCTTTTGGAGACAGTATCTAATAATTTTTTTAATGTTTCGTCATTAGTTTTAGTGACATTATCAGGCAAGTCGTTCCTGATTCCGAGAACATCAGACATGCATCTACCTGACACCTCTTCTGTATCCTTGGTAACTTGTTTACCAATAAAGTCTTGTGAGTATTTACCATCTTTTACATATTGATCAGCAACAGACTTGAAATTCTTTTTTATTTCGCTTTGTTTACTGATTTTGAGTGCTGCAAGATTAGTATAGAGTTCACCGTATTGTTTTATCTTCTGTCTTCTATCATACGATGAACTTTGAATTGCACTTATAGTTATCATCAAGACTATGATTGCAAGAAACGACACTACTATAAGAATAATATTCTTTGACTTTTTCATGATTCTACCACGCTTAATTATTACTTTTATTAAACTATTGCCTTATAAATAAGTCAAACATAGGCAATATATAGAAGTTAAATGGATGATATTATGTATGTTGTATAAAATACAATAAAACATAGACATTTACTATTTAATATGGTAATATGTGTGTAGGGATTGGGGTGTCCCCAATCGGTGATAAGTCTCCTTCGGGAGACTTATTGCTTTTATGGGAAAATTTTTATTCCATACCCCTCAACTTTTCCCCTATTGGACTTTCTAAATTTATCTTTTATCACCATATACGATGATGATTCTGTTCCGGTTAATATAAGTTTTGCAGTCGGGTATGCACAGAGATCTGCGATTTGAAGACCGTTATCGTTCATGCTTTTAGTTCTAAAAGTTGCTTCATGGTCAAAGCGAGTTGAAAAACGTCCTGCAGATATTTGCCTACTTCCAAACTTAATTAGTTGTTTATATTTTTCGCCTAATATAGAATCTTCTTTTTTACCTCTAGACTCCAATATTACTTGAGCAAATCCACCTTTGCTGTCTAAATCAAACATAATGCGTTCTAGTAAAAATGTCAGTCCAAGCTCATATGGATCGTCTGCTTTTCTGCCGTAAGAGTTAAGATAATCTTCTTTTTTGATTACAGAGGCAACTAGTCGATAATTATATTTTATTAAAATTTCGTTTAAACTTCGATAAAAATACTTTTTCACCTTTGGGTTAAAAAGTACAGCAAAACTCCCATCACATTTGCGTATATCCCTACTGTGCAAAATTACTCTATTTGTTCCAAAGATTTTTCTCTTCAACTTATCAATCTCTAGATTCATTTTTCTATATTCTTCTTCTGATATCAACATACCCATTAGGGTAAAAACTGGAAAAATCTGATTTATTGATTCAAGTGATGGATCACCGCATTCATCTAAGAACAATAGATATTTTTTCATTATTTCCTTCTTCTTGATTCGTATTTTCATCCTAGCGATAAATAGGGTGGCAAGACAACAAAAAGTCCTGTACCCATATGAGGCTTAGGCGATTTATCCTAGCGTTAGTTGCTAGACGGCTGTTCGGAACCTACGCCTCATATAGAAACAGGACTCTAACTTTTATTAAAGCTTCACTTCCATGCCAGCCGTGGCATTTTTCTGAGATTACCTCCTCAGATTGCGTATAGTATACTAATAATTTATTTAATAGTCAAGATAGAATAAGCGTTGTTTTATAGATTAAAGCTTAACCATAATAGGTATGAGGTTAGTTTGTCTTTTAACCCTTTTATTGTATTGCTAGTACTTTTAATATGAAAAAACTTGAAAATAAAAAACGGAGTACCAGGCTACTGGGACAGGCCCAGAGTGAACATTAATAATTAGGAGGTAAGAATAATGAAGCTTATTTTTCGTTATTCCTTCACTGACCAAAATGGAGTGATTCATCGTGCAAAACCAGGTCATCCATTCCCGATTTTAATCAGTGATGACAAAGACTCAGCAGAAGCCGAGTCTCAGTAAGTAATATCTAGATTAGATCTTGTGCAAAAAATATTCTAATCTGAATATATAATCCGTGCAGTTACTAGCGCTGCACGGATATACTTTCATTATACTTACTTAAATAAAAATATAGCTGCGAAGCTCTATTTATATACTGTGTTTAAAGAACGTGTTTGTTTTTGCTTGTTTACATTGTCAATGTATA